CTGCCTTGTTTTATTCAGGCGGTCCTCGAACCGATGAAGGTTCGGGTCATCTCGAAAGGCCCGGCGATTCCTTATTACCGGGCCAAGGAGCTCCAGAAGGCACTACACAGTGCCCTTCGTGGGATGCCCCAATTTCGGTTGATCGGTCGTTGGTTGTGTCCGACGGATTTGATGGACCTCGATGCTTCGAGGTCGGAAAGTGATTCTTGGATTTCAGTCGACTACTCCGCCGCTACTGATGGCCTCTCGGCCAAGTACAGCTCGCGGATTTTCGAGTATGTCATTCAGGACTTACCTGAGTTCTACAAGTATCATTGCCGCCGTGTTATTGGCATGCATGACCTGTGGTATCCGTCCGAAAACGGAGACACATGTCTGGCTGTCGCACGGCGTGGCGGTGTACAAATGAGTGGGCAATTGATGGGCTCACCGCTCAGCTTTCCGATTCTTTGCTTGGCCAATCTTGGCCTCATCACCCTGGTGCTCAAGAGAAACGGTCGTAACGTGAATGACAACTCTATGTTGATCAATGGCGACGACGCAGTCTATCTGGGCACCGAGGCGATGTTCGAGGAACACAAAGTTCTCGGTCGTGATGTTGGTTTGGAGATGTCTCCGGGCAAGGCCTATGTGCACACCAGTTATTTGAATATAAATTCGGTGTCCATGGTCATGCCTAGAGGCCAAACTCCCTGGCAGATCGACTTCCTTAACACCGGTTTGGTGTTCGGTCAGCACAAAGTCATGGGCGACTCTGAGAAAGGGCCGATCATTGGCGATGCGCTCCGTTACAATCCTGTCGCGTCAAATCTCGATGAGATCCTCAAAGGCTCCCTGCCAGGCCGGCAGTGCGAGCTCATGAAGGAGATCCTTCGGCTTCGTGCCGATGACATTCGTAGTGAGACTGCAGTACAGATTCGTAGCGGGCGCGTGTTTCGTACCGTTCACCGTAACCTCTTCCTTCCGATCTCAAGCGGCGGCATGGGCGTTTCTGCGCCGGCCGGCTGGAAGTATCGCATCACTGATGTCGATCACCAGCTGGCGCATGCCGCCCGCATTGAGGTTAAAGACTCGAGTCCTTCTCGGCATCAAAGCCTTGAGGAGTACTCCGAGTACAGAGAGGTTTACCGGTGTGAGGCGAG